AGATTCAGAGAAGATCATATTTAGGACACCTCTCAAGGATCATATGGGTAACTTTTTCCTTACAAAGAATCATGGGAATGGTGGCTACGGTGAAAAATTGTTTGTAAACCTGGTGGATACCCCCTTTTACGCCGATGGACCCAAGTCGGAGCCTATAGCCTACCGTGACCTTCTCGTGACACATTTAGAAGAAATGGGTTTTAAATTAGAATTGTGGGAGGGTCTCACAGGAAATCCAATTTCAGAACTGTATAGCAAATTTATCTTTGTATATAAGAGATGATCGCATTCATTGTATTGATCCTCATAAACATTTGGATACTCTCCCAAACTCGCGAACCCCAGGAACTCGTGGAAGTCAAGGAGAAATATAGAGTCCTTCGTGAGCACATTTCCTCTACAGGTCACCCAAAGTATCAGATGCTTGTGCGTTGTGTACCACTCACCGGGTTCCACTCCATGAGTGAATCTGTTGGTTACAATACAAACAAGGGACAAGAAATTGCCTTGTGCCTTGACGGTAACCCAAATGAAATCTTCCATGTCCTCATCCACGAATTAGCCCATTGTACAGTTGATGAGTACTCACACTCCGAGCAGTTTTGGAATAATTACCTTGAACTTCGTGATATGTGCGTGGAGTTGGGTATCTATGAAAAGATACCCGAGAGAACCAAGTTTTGCGGACAACACATTCAGGATAAATAATCTTCTTCCTTCATATTAAATGAAGACTCCCCTCAGCGTCTTGCTGACAGTCATTGCGTATTATATTACGATATACGGAATTACTGTCATACCTCACATGAGTAATAACTATTTCTTGAACTTGGCGGTGATGACCCTCGTGGTTCCAAATATATTGAGATACATCATTGGCAATGTACCAAGGCTCGCAGTTGACAGACTTTTTATGATTTCAACAACGATGATTGCGTTCTTGATTACATATGTTATGAATATCATGATGAGTGATACAAAGGATGCGGTGAAGGAATATGGAAGTGACAGAAGCAAGACACTTAAGTTGAGTGCCTTGCTCATGACAGCGTTTGCTGGAGGAGCTTTGATTACCTATTATTCGGGTATTGATAACTCAATCTATTCAAATATGGGTTGGGAGTCAAATCAGGGCTTGACAATTTGATCCTTCACAAAGTAAAAGACCACAGCAGCAACCAAACCGGTTGAAGCCAAGCCCACCATGCTTCGGGACCCCTGTTCGTTAAGGAACTTGGGGACTGAAGTGACAAGCTTGTCTTGAACTGGCTTAGATACAGCAAGGGCGGCAGCAGCACCCGCAACGAGAGCGATCAATTGATCGTCAGTGAGGTTGAATGGGTTCTTGCTTTCTGGCTTCGCTTCCTGTTGTGGCATAGCGTAAGCACCCTGGGGTTGTGGAGCAGTCATTTGTGGCATCATGCCTTGCATTCTGGGCTCCTCTGTCATCATTGGTGGTTCCATCATAATGTCATTAATTGGGGTGGAGTCCATCGTCTGTTTATTTTGACTGACATTTTTTTCGGGTTCTGAAAACGCTGGTTGTTCATTATTGACAAATGTTGTAGATCTATTGTCACTAATTGGTACCATTCCATCACCATTATCCGCCAGGTTGAGGGTATTAATATCCGTGGACATTTAGTATAGTCTTATGTTTTTGAGTTAGAGATTTCACACAATTTAAGATTAAGAATGAATGATTTTGTTCAACAACCAATGATAACATACATTGGCAACAAGAGGAAACTTGTCAATAAGATTGAAGAAGTTGTCAAGAGACTTCAACCTCAAACATGCGCCGACGCCTTTTCTGGATCCGGTGTTGTCTCAAGAATGTTATTGAACCACTCTGAGAAATTGTATGTGAATGATCTTGAACTTTATTGTGAAATCCTTTCAAGGTGTTTTTTGGTGACCCCCTCCTGGGCTAATGCCGATGATATTGTTCGGCACCTTGAGGAGATGAATAGATGTCCAGATAAAGTTGGGTTTTTCACAGAGATGTATGCGTCCCAAGAGAGACAGTTTTATACTCCTGAAAATGGAAGAAGAATTGATGGTATGTTGGATTACATTGAGAGGTGTGTCCCTGATCAACTTAAACCATACTGCCTTGGACCACTCCTCGTGAAGGTGAGTATTCACACAAATACTTCGGGGGTCTTCAAGGGCTTCCATAGAGGTGGTTGGGGTGGTAAAGGTGGTCATGCGCTGGACAGAATCACAAAGAGAATTGAAGTTGAGTGTCCAGTGTGGTTGGAGCCGACAAGGGATGTTGAGGTACGGCGCCAAGATGCTTGTGATTTTCTGAGGGAACTCCCCAAAGTAGACCTCATCTACCTGGATCCACCCTATAATCAACACCCATATGGATCAAATTACTTCATGCTTAACCTCATATGTACCAATGAGAGACCTCATACAGTTTCAAAAGTATCAGGTATCCCTGGGGATTGGAACAAAAGTCAGTACAATAGTAGAGGTAAAATTAGAGAAGCTATGGAACTTACCTTGAAGTTAGCTACCGAGAAAGCGAAACATACCTTGGTGTCCTACAATAATGAGGGTTTCATCAAACCTGAAGAGTGGGAAGAGATCTTGAGACCCTATAGATACGAAAAAATTGAAATTGACTACTCATCCTACAAGGGGGGTCGTAATGTAAAAAATAGACCAAAGAAGGTTACCGAGTTCCTCTTTATCATTTCGCTTTTGTAATCTTAAGGTGTGTCTTCTTGGTGGCTTTCTTGGCATCCTCCTCACTTTGATCCAAGTATTTGGGATTGTACATCTTTTTATGGAGTTTCCAGAGGTTGGGACTTCCAACCCTAAACCCCTTTCTAACTGTGGCTTTGTACCAGAATACACAGTCAGTGATCTTATTAGATTTTACAGTATTGTCTAATACGAGGCACTCGTAGTTTTCTGTACACGCATCCATCACTTTTGAAAACATGTCATATGAGGGGAAGATCCCAAAAAATGATTTGTACAATTTCTCTCTATTCTGAATGATATTTTCCCTAAGTATAAATACATAATCTACATTTGCCCTAAGTGCTGGTGGCAGATCCATGACATACTGCATTGTCAACATGAAGAAGATATTATAGTGCCTACCATTCATGAAACACTGGCGAATACAAGTATCCTTCAGGAACTTACTATCATACATACAATCATCAAGGAGCATGAAAGCACCATTATATGGATTCTTCCCCTTTGTGCCAATTATCTTTCTCTGCCTGGATATAACCCGCTCTATTGCATCTCTGTCGTATTCACCGTAGACAAAGAGGTCTGGAATAAACTCACCGTAAAAGTGATTCCCCTCCTCCGTACCCGATAGTACAATCCCTGCTGGTATATGTTTCTTGTGATACATAATATCCTTTACTAAGGTTGACTTCCCTGTGTTACGCTTTCCGATAAACACACAGACTCTATCATCTGACATAGCCTCGGGTTTGAATTTCCTCAATTGAAGATTCATTCTACAGTAGTGTCTCGTTTTATTTAGCAAAATTTTACTCACATAGAGTAGGAATGTCTGGTCGTCTAAGACTTGCAGCCACTGGAGTCCAAGACCAATGGCTTACAGGAGATCCACAATTTTCATATTTCCTGATGAATTTTAGAAGGCATACAAAGTTTTCCATAAATTATATTGAAAGTCAATTTGATGGAGACGCTACATTTGGTAAAACCGTTACCTGCCGTGTTCCAAATGACAGAGGAGATCTCATAAAAAACCTGACTTTGAAAGTAACCCTTGACGACCCATCTACTGTGCATGAATGGTGCCCATCTATTCTATCACACCTTGTGGAGAGTGCTGAACTTTTGATTGGTGGACAGTCTATTCAAAAAATTACAGGTGAATATATATACATTCACCAACAGCTTCACAATACAGACGATGATATAGATCAGACTGTATACTTTCTAAATGGACATGGTCATACAATCGCATACACGGGCGATTATACATACTTTATGGATCTTCCATTTTGGTTTTATCGTAATCCGAGTCTGGCTATTCCAACGTGTGCCCTCACCAAACAGGTTGTTGAAGTTCGGATAAAATTGAGACCCCTCCCCGAACTTGTGAGTGGTAATAATCCACAAACTGCCTCAGCAAACCTCAAAAAGATTTCACTCGATACAGAATTTGTGTTTCTTACCGACAATGAGAGAAACTACATGATGTCCAGACCACTTGATTATGTCGTGACCCAAGTACAAATGTCCAAATTCGTTATGAAAGCCGGTGAAAATACAAAGTCGGTGATGCTCAACTTTTCACACCCGGTGAGGGAACTCTTCTTTGTTTCACAATCTGAGGCGGCTGTTAGAGCAAATCATCCAAATAGATATAATATCCTAACAAATGTAAAACTTCAATTCAATAATGAGGTTGTTTTTGATAGAGGAAGAAAGTTTATTGTATACGAACAATCTCTTAAACATCATATTAGTCCACCGGAATATGTAGCCAATCAGGCACATAAGCAATCGGAGTTTGGGATGTATAGTTTTGCCTTAAAACCAGAAGTTTATTATCCAACTGGGCAGGTTAATATGAGTCGTATATTTCACAAGTTACTCACAATCAAGATAGATCCAATAAATAACAGCGATGACAATAATACCAGAGTGTACGCTGTAAATTATAACATACTTAGAGTTCATCACGGGTTAGCTGGTTTAAAATTTTAGAATGCTATAATAGTAATGGCTGGTGTTGTTCAGCTCTTGGCATCAGGTGTCCAAGACAGGTATTTTACCGTGGACCCAGACTATACATACTTTTTGCAAAGTTTTAAGAAACATTCGAACTTTGCAAGAGAATATATAGACATAGAATCAGAGAATGTCGCAGATTTTGGTGGCAAGGCAAGATTCAGAGTAGCTCAAAACACTGGCGATTTGATATTAACACTTAGTGTAAAAATTAAGTTGCCGGCCATTTCAACTGTATTGTATAACGACCCAAGATTTATAGAGTCTATTGGTCATGCTCTTATCGAATACGCCGATCTCATTATAGGTGGAAAAGTTGTACAGAGACTTACAGGTGATTATCTTCAGATATATTCAGAACACTTTGTTACACAAACAAAACAGAGAGCTTTAAAACATCTCGTGGGAAAATATCCCGAACGAACGATTGATACAAGAGTTTCGGACAAGGACATATTAGGTAATATTGGGAGGGCAGACACGGAAGACGAATTCTTTGTCGATCTTCCATTTTATTTTTACAACAACCCAGAACTGGCACTACCTCTCTGCGCCATTACAAAACAGGAAGTTGAAGTTGAAATTAAGATACGAAATCACGATCATCTCATTATAAAGGGTACAACTGGAGAACTTCAACCCGTAACGCCTGGTAGTATTCATCTCAAAAACTTTTCGTTATGTGCGGAAGCTGCTTTTATTGATCCTTGTGAAAGAATCAAAATTGAGAATGAAAAGACGAAGGATTATATCATTACACAACTTCAACAAAATGTATTTGATATTGATCAGGGTGTACAGAACGCCCAATTCAAATTAGATTTTTACAATCCAGTGAAGGAACTCTATTTTGTGATTCAGAGACAGGGTGATACGGGAGTTGGCGAACACCAATTTATAACGCCATTTGATTATGATAATACACTCGCAGACACAGGGGGAAAGTATATTCTTTATGAAAACCTTGATCACCTTACACTTGATCTTGACGGTCAGCCAATTATTACAGAAGAGACTGGCAATGTTATATTTCTTAAGGCTGTTCAGGCAGCCATCCATCACAGCAAGACACAACTCATAAGGCGATTCTATTCATATAGTTTTGCGCTTCAGCCAGAGAAGTGGTACCCAACCGGTCAGATCAATTTTAGTCTTGTGAAAGAACAGATACTTAACCTAAGTCTGACACCCTGCGCCAATTATTCAAGACAAGTTAGAGTGTACGCCGTGAGTCACAACATCCTTCGTATAAGTGAGGGAATTACTGGAACTCTTTTTAATTTGAAATATTAGTAAAGACGATGAAAACTGGTTTCGGTGAATCTTCAGGAGAATACGAGGCGTCACAGCAACAGGCCTTGATGGGGATACTCATTCCTGTTGTTGAGAGAAGTATGGTACTGGCGGCCGAATACTGCAAGGCTTGTGATCGCGATACGATACTTTCAGAGGATATGGAATACGCAATTAAGTATTGTGCGATGTATACAGTCGGTCAGAACATCGGTTCCCTCTTCCCGGATATTTACGATGAAGAGTCTTCGGACGAGGATGAGCTTGAAGAGGTTTCACCAGGAGAATGTCCAGCATTTGTGAGATATTCGGGTAATAATCAGACTTTCACGCAGATGAATGATGCATACGATCGATGGGAAGAGTGGGTCCCACAAAGCCCGGTAGAAGAGATGTTAAAAAATGCTATTAATAGTAATGAGTACATCGGAGCCGGAGGGATGGACAATTTCTGAATATAAGTCATTCAAAGTTACAGGTGACGATGATTCGGGAAGTAGTTCTGATGGAGATTCTGATGACGAAGAAGAGCAGATATTTGCAAAATCACAAATTGTCAGAAAACCTAAATATAAAAAAATTGTACACAAAGAGGAATTATTACCAGAGTGAAAATATTATATAATGTATAATATAAAACATACCATGGCTGACATGACCGCCCAAGCCCTCAATACTGTTAACCTCGTTACCCAAGAATTGGAAACTCAATCCCTCAACGCGATTGTTGCGGGCTTTAGCTTCGCTGCGGCGATGAGCTGGATGGACTTGGTCCGCTGGGTTATCCAGCAGTTGATCAAGGTGCCAAAGAACGGCGGCGCCCAGTACACTCTCACTGCTATCTTGACTACCTTGTTGTCCATCGCGGTCTACTTGGTCGTCTCCAGTGTCTCCACTCGTGTCTCCAAGCCAGCGCAACCAGTCTTCGCGATTACTCGCTAAGTTTTGGGCGTCGCTTCATCAGGTACAGAAGAATTATTCCACTAAGAACAATAACTCCAATGGAGATATACTCTTTCCATTTATAAGAATCCCCCACATCTTCGGGGATACTTATTGATGGCTCACCCAGGGGAGTCTTTGGTTCGACTCGATCGACCAGACGATTAAGTGCGGTCAGTATTTGCTGTAGATCTCGTTCCCTGGGTTTTTCTTTTACGTCGACTGTTGTAATCTCAAGAATCATATACCACTTTGAATCTGGGTTGAGTGTTACATAATCACCATCATCCTGTTCTTCAAAAATTTGAAAATTTAATTTTTGTATTGAGATTGGGTTAAAGTAATTTGTTTTTTGATTAAATCTCTTCCATTGTTTATCACGAAGTACGGACGTTGAATTTGCCGTAAAATGTCTCTCGAGTGGAACTCTAGCTAAAATCTGTCCATTTCTCTCATCTAAGATTTGAGCTACTTTAGGAATATCGGGGCATACAATATCGACATATTTGGGTATGTCGGTGCCCGAACCACCCGCAAATCCGACTTGCGTTATATAGAAGTCAACCATCTTGATACCTAGGACGCGACTCATATCCTCGACATGTGTATTTGATTCAAGTTGAAGATCCAAAGAAAATGTATTATTTGTACCAGTGACAAAGTTTGAATCTATTGTGAGGTACTGAACCTTTTTGGGTATATCCTCTAATGACATTCTGAATTATGACAATATAAAAAATAGGGTAAAATGTATATAAATGACATTTGTGGAGAAGGGGTACGTGCGAATCAAAAATGCGCTATCAAAGGAAACCTGTGAACTAGCTACACAATATGCTTTATATGAACAAATGAATGATGTCGATGGTAAACATATCAAACAATTTAACAGATATGAACCGAACTCATATGCGTCGCGGGCAGAGGGAACACATGGAGTTTACGGAGACTCATTGATGGAAAGTATTTTACAGTTTTTAAAACCAGTCGCAGAAAAACATAGTGAGTTAAAACTTATTCCAACATATTCATACTATAGAATTTATAAGAATGGCCATGTTCTTCTCCCTCACAGGGATCGCCCATCTTGTGAGGTATCATTGAGTTTAACACTCGGTTATCATTATACCGATGCCGACGAAGATTACAGATGGCCCTTGATTATGAATCATGTACCTATATCTGCGGAAATAGGCGAAGCCATTCTATATAGGGGTTGTAAACACGAACACGAACGAAGAAAACTTGATGCAGGTGAAAATTCATTTCATATTCAAGTATTTTTACATTACGTGAACGCAGACGGACCTTACGCAGAAAAGTATAAATATGATGGGAGACCAAGTATAGGTATTAGAAAGGAGAATATAAAAAAATAAAATATAAGTTACAATTAAATGTACATTAAAGCCATCTACAGAACCATTTTTTCAATGACACCAGATTATATAGAAAACTTGTGTATATGGGTAAAGACTGCCGTATGGGATGCCCCGAGACGTATTTACCTGGATGTTAGTTCAGAAAAACATCGAATCGAAATGGAACAAGAACGCCTAAGTAAGATCGCGGGTAAGGTAATCTTAAATGAATAGATGGACTTTATCCCACTCGTGACGGACGATTTTAGAATCGCATTCTGTCAAGCAACTGAACCACTGTGTT